GGAGCCATTGGATTAGCTTGAGCAGTAGCAGAGCCAGGCCCAGAACCGCCAAACCCCAAGGCATTAGTAATAGCTCCACCAGTAAGGGAGTTAATACCACCAGCTATACCCAAGCCAGCAGCTAAACCACCCGCAGTAATTCCAAAAGTCATTTTAGTTCTCCGTGAGAAGTTCTTTAGTTGAGGCAATTAAACCTAGTTCTTCGTAAGAAGGAGCAATAACTTCTTCTTCCATCTTGTCTAGATTTTCTTCACCCAAGTGTTTTGTGAGGTGAACTGTTACCCAGATAGTATCTTCTTCTGCAATAACAGCACGCTTAAGACCTACCTCAGAAACAAAGATGCAGGGAGCTTCAAAATACTTTGGCCCAAACTCTGTTGACACAGCGACTTTACCTTGCATGATAAAGTTTAAATGCTGATGCCTATGTATTTTACCTATGATTAGCGTACCTTTGGGAATAAACATTTGTCGGGCATAAGTGCCACAACCGTACTTCTCATCAATAGGGGCGTAGTGGTGAGTCAGTTTACAGTCAGGTAAGGTGTCTTTCATTAGACCTTCAGCAGCCATCTTTAACATGCCCTCTTGGACATTCAAGATGTTTTCTCTAAACTGAACTTTAGCTAGAGAGTTATTGCTGCTATCAATGGTTACATTTGTACTCATGTCTTACCTTTTGTATTGGGGATTACCACCAACACCTTGCTCTTGATCCATCTCACCTATGCGGAAGTCAATCTCAGCAACATCTAAGCGAAGAGGTACATTATCTGTACACAAGAACTGCCAAGACCTACGACGATCAGCACCACTTAAGTACACTTGAGAACGAGCTGCATTTAGATTAACAGGGCGAGGTACAGAGTAACTAACGTAGTCATTACCTGAATGACTGATGTACATAGTACCAGCTACTTTATCACCAACTATTTCTAAACGACCATAGAACTTACGTTTAGTAGTACCGTTGTCCATGATATTAGTAACAGACCTACAGTAGATAGGTTGCCCATTATCTTGGTAGACTTCAGTGTTTAACTGGTACAAGATAGCCCTATCGTCATCTAAGCAGTAGGGAATGTTGTTTAACTCAGCATAGAACGTAGGACGGAAGTACATCTCATAGTACGTACCTGGGTTAGGTTGATCGTTAGATGCCATAGCCCATTGAGTCCATGTGTACCACATCTTCTCATCAATGTCGTACACAAGAGTCTTGTTTGAATCGATAAGAGTTAAGACGTAGAACGTATGACCACTAGTCTTGTAGCAGTAAGCACGTACGTTAACTAAGTCATCAGCTTCTAAGTGACGATCAATGTGGCTAGTAGACACCTTAACAGGAGATACACCATCCATGATGTACACAGACTTGCCGTACGTACGAGTAGTACCAACCCACAGTACCGTGTTACTAGTAGCAACAATGCTGTCCCCATTAGCACAGCCAATTTCATTGGTGTAGCTGGCAGCTAGGGCAAGAGGAGAACCAGGGTAGTTACCAGCATCGTAGAAGAATTGCGTACTAGTAGCACCAAAAGCTATGAGGTAGTTTAGGTGTTTAGCAATACCAACAAGGGTATCTGTAGTCTGTTCAAAGCTTAAGAAGCTAAGAGCGTTCCAAGATTTAGGATCACCAAGGTTGCAGTTGTAGATGCGGTTATTAGTTGTACCTATAAACACATAGTTGTCTAGGAACACAGCACCAGATACAAACGGACCACTAGGGAACGAGTTAAGAGCTGGAGTTAACACAGCTCCGTTACCTAAGTCTTGAATAGTAACCGTACCAGATACGTCAGCAACGTTAGCAATGTTTAACGTAAGGGTTGTACCGTTGATGCTAGTAATGTAAGCGTTAGGAGCCACACCAGTACCTGTAACGTACATACCTGTATATACACCCGTAGCACTGGATACCGTGATCTCATAGAACCCATTAGAGCCTGTAGCAGTAGGTGTTTGAGTAGCAGGAAGGTTAACTGTACAAGTACCAGCAGAGCTAAGACCACTACCAGGGTTAGTCAGGGTTACAGTACTAATAAGCCCGTTAGTAACAGTGGCGGTAGCAGCAGCGCCACTAGCAGAAAGGCTAAGGGTAATACCACTGCTGTAATTAAGCCCAGGATTGTCAATGCTAATATTGACAAGGTAGGTATTACCAATAGCACTAAAAGAGCCGCCTTGAGTAAATAGATAACCGTTGACTTTGTTTTGGATAAATAAGTAAGAGTCAAGGAATGTCCTTACAAAGTAGCTCTGACTAGTAGATGCAGACGTAGTACCAATGGTACTCACAGACGGAGTACTAGGATTAATTTGATACACCGTGTTATTAATAACACCAACCAAGTTACCGTTGTACGGGGTTAACCCTTGTGCTTGGGTGTAATTAGGTGGAGTTACGGGTGTTACTTGAGTAACGTATTGCAACCCAGGACGTTTAACCCAATCACGCTTACCACCGCTGCTATCAAAGAAAACGTTAGCAGAGTACGAGTCAGTAGCAAAAGACCCGTTACGACTTTCAATAGGTTGGGTAAGAGCAATACGTTCGGTAGTCATGCTTACCGTCCGTAAGAGTTAGTGTTGGTAGACCTAAACTCAGGCATAAAGAAAGTACTAGAAGCTTCAACGTCCCAATCAGACAGCTTTTCTTTGTACATAGCAGCACGTTGCATAATTTCTTGGCGGTAGTTCATAGGAACACCGTACTGCATAGACAACTCATCAGCTAGTCCCCAGACCAAATAGTTTTGCCATTCAATAGGGAAGTCAGGAGTATCAGTAGACGTACCAGTGTTTAAGGTAACGTCATTGATAGGCATCTGAGCAATTACGTGCAACTGAATGTTAGTTTGCGAGTTAAGGTCAGGAGTCAAGTACACATACAACACACCATAAGTACTACGTGGATCGTAGAACAAAGTGTTAGCAGTACCAGTAGAGAACTTAGATCCCAATACGTTGTACTCTTGTTTAGATACAAGTAATACAGGTGTATCAATAGGAGGAGACACTTGAATGTTACGGTAGAACCCCTGAATAATCTTCAAAGGTTTGTCAGTAATAGCTACTGTAGGATTCAATGAATCATACATCAACGTAGAAGAAGATCCACCCAGTGTGTATGTAGTTTGATTAGCTGTAGTAGGGATGATCAACTCAGAGATTTTCCACAACTTAAGACCGTCAATACTTGCTTGTTTAATGAGCAAGTTAAGAGCCATCAAAGCATTAGCGTAAGTGTTTGAATCAGGAGTATCTCCAATTTCAAGAACACCTAACCGACCTAATGCTAGGGATATGATCTGACTGCTGCTAATACTGTAGGTAGAACTCATGTTGTTTATCCAATAAGGAAGCTGTTTAAGCTAGGAGCTATCTTACTAGGAACCATACAGCCAGGAATACCTGAGCTAGGTATAGCGTATGAACCCTCTAGGGTACACACAGGACGGTATCCGTTATCTTTGTTAGCAGCAGCACAATCAGCTACGCCATAGTCTGCAACTCCATTGATACCAATGAGGTCACATACAAAAATAAATTGATCTTGCTGCTCTGATCTAACGAATGGTGGTGTCTGAATATCAGCAACACCGTGTACGTAGTCTTGAGGTTGACGAGGTTCCCAATCACCTTGGCAGACCATAAGTCCGTCCCAACGTAACCGTAACTCACTTTCTTTGTACTTGCGACCACATTGGTCACATATAACTAGCCAGGAACCATTGTCCCATCTTGATCTGTAAGACATAGAATGTTCCTAGTAACAAGTTTGTTAGCGCACCTTTATGATTTGACCTCTAAATTCAATGTGGTCTTTATCAAATTTATGTACAAGTTCTGGGTATAACAGTCTGCCATTATGGAATGTTAAGACAGCAAAACCACTGGCCCAGTTTGTAGGATTGTCTTCAGTATAGTTATAAAATTGTGGTCCGTCAATTTCTGATAGACAACCAGTATCTACACCAAACCTACGTCCATTGTAATCTGTAAATCCAGTTACTTTTAAAGCATGAAGATGTC